CAGAAGGTATTGTGATTATAAAGTCAGCTGAAGAGAAAGAAATTCAAGAGACTGAAGTCGTAAAGAATGAATATAAAGCACCTGCTGCTATAGAAAAGAAAATTAAGGCGACTATTACTAAACCTTCGTATTCACGGAAACTTTCCGAGCCGGTTGTTTTAAAACAGAGGGAAGATTCGTTTAAACAGAGTACTTTAAATCAGCCTGCCGTTGTTGAGGATGTTTATAAATCTCAGGTCGAGGAAAAGAAGGCCAGGGAAGGTGCAGAAAAAGGCAGCAGGACTATTTATCAATTGGATTCCGCAACAGAGATTAAAAAGGCAATAGTTTATTATGAGATTCTCGGCAAGCCTTTGTCGTTAAGAGATTATCCTTTCTATTATTAAGAGTGCGGGCAATTAAATATGGATACTTGAAATAGGCTGAGAATACAAAATATCCAACGTCCCATAATATATGTTAGGTGGTCTGATTAGGTATCAGATTTCGATGATTATGTATCAAGTTATGTGTCAAAAAAAGACAGTCGCAAGCCATTTATGGCAAGTGGTTTAGCCATAAGTCATAATCCACAAAATACATTTATTCAATCACGCAAAGTCCCCGTCGTTATCGTTAATTCAGATAAGCAACATTCCATTTACATCGATAATTAAAGGTCAGCGAGCGGGGGCGGCATCTTAGATTATATTTCCCCAAAGTGACCGGTCCCCGGATGTGGCCGGTCACTTCACCGCGGGGTAGAGCAGTCTGGCAGCTCAGGTGGCCCATAACCACCAGGTCGCAGGTTCGAATCCTGCCCCCGCAATTTACCCCGTGAGATAAAGCCTTTGTAGTCTATCTCACGGGGTAAACCGGGTTATGGCACGATGGGTGTCTTATAATCACCCTCCTCCGACAGGGGCAAGGATGCCTATTCTTGTCCCTGTTTTTGAAAATGAAAGGTGAAAAAATGATACTGAAATTGATAAGTAAAATAATTACGTTACCAATTCGCACCGTGAATCTTGTCGTTAAAACAGGTCAGGCATTTATGGATGCTTCTATGGCAATACCGATTAGATTTGAGAAGAATGCACTGGATGATATAGCCAATGGTATCGAGAAAGAGATAGGCGGAAAATGAGAATCATTGAACTAATCATAATATTACCACTTGTTTTGATGGGATTTGTCCCTGATGACTGTGAGGAGATTATCAAAATAGATATCAAAAATAACGGATTGAATCTTCCTGAACGGAATCAAATATGCAAATCGCAGATATAATAAATAGAAATAATCTTAATTCAATTAAAGAGCCGCTGCGGATGACAAGACTATCCCGGATGGATATCTACGAGCAGATAATCATCCTGCAGGAGGTGGATTTGCATATACCATTGGCGGAGATCCCATTATTAGAAGAGAGATTAGTAAAATTTGCAGAATTACAGTTTAAATGCCGTAATTAAAGGAGTTTACGAATATTTTGAAAGGCAATACAAATGTGTCACTTTAGAAGTGGAATCGCAGTCTTAAATATAACCGATAATACAATCAAAGTATTCATACTTCCCAATAATGATAGTCACACCGAATGCCATAAAGAATATAAAATCAGAGACGACGCTTCTGCTGGCGCGACAAAACAGACGCCTCTTGAATATATACCTCAAGGTGGTCTTGATGAGTGGGATAAATATGCACTTATCTTTGATGCCAGCAAGCCAAACTGGTGGGAAGAAGAGCACACAATACAGGCGATTCGGCAATTTCAACAAGATATCGCAAAACATATCAAATCAAACCAATTATCGTGGAATGGATATCTTAACCTGAGCAGCCTGACGGCGCTGCCGGAAAATGCAAATATAAAAGCCGGTGGAGACCTTTACCTGAGCAGCCTGAGGACGCTGCCGGAAAATGCAAAACTTGAAGCCGGTGGAGACCTTGACCTGCGCAACCTGACGGCGCTGCCGGAAAATGCAAAGCTCGAAGCCGGTAGATACCTTGACCTGAGCAGCCTGACGGCGCTGCCGGAAAATGCAAAACTCAAAGCCGGTGGATCCCTTTACCTGAGCAGCCTGACGACGCTGCCGGAAAATGCAAATATAAAAGCCGGTGGAAACCTTAACCTGAGCAGCCTGACGGCGCTGCCGGAAAATGCAAATATAAAAGCCGGTGGAAACCTTGACCTGAGTAGCCTGACGGCGCTGCCGGAAAATGCAAATAAAATAAAAGCGAAAAATATTATTCTAAAAAAATGAGATTATTTATGCCGGTTAGAGAGACAAGCTGTGAGGCCTTGATAATAAATCGAGATCACCTTGAGCCGAACCAGGATGCGGTGCTTGCCATACTCGAAGAAATAGGGCCTGCCGATGACCTGAGAATCTGCGAGGCCTTAAATCAAAAAGAGGCAAAGACAATCAAACCAAAATATCTAAAACACTATTGGTCAATAAACGAGGTGACACCGAGACGCGGTGAACTGGTAGGGATGAGGCTTGTCGAGGATATGGGTAAATTCCAACACCCGGATAGGCGATGCGCAGTTCATATATGGCGGGTATGCGGTGATAAAAGGGAACCTGCCGGCTACTGGGTAAAAATCATTGAAACAAGAGAGCCTGTCAGGCTGCCGACGCCGGTAAAAAGAAATGAAAAAACCGATTATACGATGTCGCCATCACGTGCTGGCAGGATACTTCGAGAATGCAGAAGAAACAGGCAAAATCAGGATAGACAAACACAGTTATTATTTTCGTAAAGGACAATATTAAACCACAGAGGGCACAGAGAACACAGAGGTTATCATGAAAATAAAGGATTTCTTAAAGCAATTTTCAAATATTTCACCAGATGATGAAATTTATGCCACAAATAATCCTTCGATTCACCAAAAAGTTGGTGGTATCTTTATTGCCGAATTTCAAATGTTAGAGGTGATTGGTAAAAATAAAGGCCGTATTTTATCATTTGCGATTATGACCGGAAAACAAGATGAAAGAGAGATTGTTTTTCGATTGGAAACTCCTGATTGGTTTAATAGAGCAACTGTAGAATATATTAAGCCGGAATTGAATAAAACAATATGAAAGATATACAAAAAACAAGACCGAATTATTATGCGATAATACCCGCAGAGATAAGATACCATAAAGAACTCAAGCCGAATGAAAAGCTACTCTATGGTGAAATCACAGCTCTTTGTGATAAAAACGGAACCTGCTGGGCATCGAATCAATATTTTGCGAACCTTTATGGAGTTGATGTTTGCACAGTCAGCAGATGGATTTTGCACCTCAAAGAATTGGGTTTTATAAACTACGAAATCAGTAAAAAAGAAGGCAATAAAAGGTATATATCCCTATTGATAAAAAAGTCAATACTTATTGATTTAAAAGTCAATAGCTATAGGCAAAAAAGTCAAGACCCTATTGATTTAAAAGTCAACTCATATAATAAGGATGAACAATCCCAAACTAACATCAATAATGAACAATCAAAATTAACAAAGCAAAACCCTTTGAAAAACCCCTCTGAAATTCTGGAATTGGATTTGAAAATAGCGGAGCAAAAGCAGTTTCTCGCAAAACAGGTTATCGGGGACGGCAAACAGAGGGGAATTTTTCATTTTGACGGCAAAGAGATAACTACTTTTTCGAGGGCATTTACATTCATGGCTGAGCAGTGCCAGGCGGGAAAACTTCATATATCGATTTTTAAGGATGCCGTCGAGTGGGCAAGAAGCGCAAGGGCATCGAATGCGAATAATAAAAAAGGGCTATTTATGGCGAAACTTAAAGAGCAGACCGGTTATAAACCGGCCGGCCGATTATTGAGGGCTTAAATGTACTGGATACCACAGAAAAAAGACAGATTCAGGGCTATAGAAAAGCAAACCGGTAAAGATGCAATGTTCGGGCCTTTTCTGGCTATGAAGATTACGAACAATACCGTCGATGCCCTTGACCACCAGGGAAATGTAAGAATATTCAAAAAGGATATATGGGAATTTAAGCCGAAAGGAAAGGTTCACCCCGTGAGATAGACGGTAACGGCTTTATCTCACCGGGTAAAGAAAGGCGCAATTATGAAAAAAGGAACGAAAATATTTGTAGTCGGTATGGGGATATTCTGTATTTATATGGCGATTATCCTGTATTGTGCGAGTTGTAATGAAAACAAGGCCGACCAAAATATCGATGTTACAAACAAGCTCGATAAACTTAATACAGGGACAGAGCCAAAAACAGAGGCCGGCAGAATCGAGGTCATCGAGGATGCGACAGCGGCAAAGGTCGAGGTCATCAAAGATGAAAATGCGACAAAGGCGGCAATCATCAAATGGCAAACAATTACGAAGGATTTGACCTGGTTGCAGAGATTTATATTCGGCGGGATTGTGCTTGGTGCGATTGTTGTAATCGGTGGAATATTATTAAAAAACCAGTGGTTTATCGGGATAGGTATAGCAGTCGCAGGCGGGTGCATATTCGGCTGGGGACTGAATAATGCCGGGATATATTACCCGAAATGGGTATCAGCCGGCGGCCTGGTTCTTTTCTATTCCATCTGTATCGGCATACTCTACCTGATATTTTTGACATTAAAAAGGGTAATTTTAGGGGGAGAGTTATTCAAAAAAGGAGCCGACTCAACCGCATTAGTTAAATTTCAGGTTGCCCAGAAAACCGCACAGGGCAGCACTGCCAATAAGACAAGCATGGTTGAAAGAATAGTTGATAAAACAAGAGGTAAAAAAGAGGAAATTGCTTAAGGAGAAACAAGATGAACCTTTGGTTTGAAAATCTGAAAAACAAGTTTAAAGAAAAATTCGATATTCAAAAATACAGACTCCAGATAATTGGCGCTGTTCTCCTGATACCGGCCTTTATTATCGCCATAATAGCGGCTCGAATGAACAGCGAAACAATAGCCTTTTGGTGGGGCTGGGGTATTCTAACGCCGGTGGGGATAATAGACCTTGTAATTAAATATCAGGCAAAGAGACAGGGTATTCCGGCGATTATGATAACACGCTGGATTAGAGACCTGCTGCCGAAAGGAATAGATAATATCGCAATGTTCGGATTCATCGGCCTGGTATGGTGGTTGACAGGGGCATTGTTCGCACTGTTTTATATGCACGGATTCCTCAATGACCATTTCAATGAGGCGAGAAAATAAAGGATATTGCCCTGGCCGGTCAGGGACAGGTAACGGAGGCAAGGCCGGGGCTTTTATATATGGAAAAAAAAGAAGAACAAATACCGCTCGATGATGAAACCCTGTGGGGGTGAGCCACCCGAACAAAAAGATTCTAATCAATCGAGAAATTATTGCCAGAAATGAATGAAATTTTGGGATTGATAACAACGATTCTTGCGGTTGCCGGCGTCATACTCAATAACCGGAAGATGAAATTCTGCTTTTGGCTCTGGATTTTGAGTAATTCATTTGCGCTGACGGCGAGCCTTTTTATATACGCAAACCTTCATGTGTGGTCGTTATGCATTCGAGATATTATTTTTTTAATCCTCATCAGGATTTGGAGCAAACAATGAGACCGCGATTTGAAGGACAGATATTAAGACGTAAATTGATTATAGGCCACAACAAAATACTCAACGTGGGTGAACAAAAGGCGGTCTATGATTATCTCAGCGGCAAGGTCAAAGGGATGAATAATAAATTGTGCCATCCTAAAACCGTGAATGGTGCCCGGGTTTTGATGATTTATCAGTTGATGTTAAGCACAGGATTACGACCTGCGGAACTTTGTGATTTAAGATTACAGGATACGCCGGTTGTACTCGGCGAAAATATAATTATGGTCTATCGCGGGAAAAATGACAAAGACAGGGAAATACCAATCAGCAAAAAACTGGCGGATGCCTTGACTGGATATATCAGGGAAGTCAGACCGGGGACAATGCCAAGGCACCATTCACGGTCGGACAATTTGAGGCCGGTATTTTATTCGCATATCAAAAAACAAGATACGCCTAACAGTCTCAATAAACTGTTTCACCGGATTGGCAGGCAGGCAGGATTGACCAAGGAATTGCATCCACACATGCTGCGGCACACCTTTGCGACAAATACATTGGATAAAGGTATTGACATTTATACTTTGAAACAATTTATGGGGCATTCAAATATAGCGATTACTGCCGGTTATCTGCATCTTACGAAGGACCATTTGAAAGGACTTGGGGAGCGGCTGAGTCCTACCTTTTGGGATTAAATTTTGAGATAAAAATATGTCAGGAATCAAAGACAAACAGTTATCAATGGTAAGTTTTCAGGGTCTGAACAGGATATTATTTACAATTTCCCCCATAAGTCTTTGCATATTGGATATTTACAGGCGTATTAAATGCACGTTATTTTTTGCAAGTAATAAAGGGCGGACAAGATATAGAATGTCTAAATGGGTTTTTAAGCTAAAAACAAAGATTGACCAGACAACCGGACATGCTAAATGTCCGCTTTTTTATCCAAATCCTTATTATTGGCTCAAAATCGCAGGAGCATTAAAACCGCATTATCATCCTAATAATGCAATTAATACTAATACAATCCAGAATCAAAGTATCATCAAATTGGTCAATATAATAAAATTTATTTGGGTCCTTCCTGAGGCTTTTCAGCAAAGTTGGTCTCAGATCGAGCGCAAGGGTGATTTTTTGCTCAAAAAAAGGGATGTCCGCAGTAAATATTTCAGCAACGAGTTTTGGGACAGGTTATTCGTTGAAAATAATTGTCAGGAAGGATTCAGTCAGGAAGGACCCGTGGAAAGCAGGAAGGACCCGGGGAAAGTAGGAAGGACCCGTGGAAAGCAGGAAGGACCCGGGGAAAGCAGGAAGGACCCGGGGAAAGCAGGAGCGTATTGGGCTGAATCGGCAGCGGAAATGGTTCGACTCCGCTCACCATCACTAGAACCATCTTGAGTGGAGTCGAAAGAATAATTACAGTCAGCGAAATTGACAGGGCGGCCGCCGGCTTCGACCGCCTGATTTTGAAAAGATTGAGGTGAAGGATGTTTATCAAATGGTTACTTGTGAAATTCGGGTATAGATTTTGGTATGAAATTAAATTGGAATATTTTCTTAAAGCAAGTGACGGATCTGCGAATGCGCCTTCATTGCATATTTTTTATAGAGGTATAGGTTTGAAAATAAAATCAGAAATTCTCGATGATAAAGATATTAAAAAGGCTTTTCATAAAGACCCTTTGCACAAATATCTCAAATCTAATGGCATACTTGTCATAACAGGAAAAAATTATCTGGGCTTTTTTAAGAGGTAAAAGATGAAAGAAACAGGAATATCTTTTTGCGGTGAATCAATTCAGGGGATTCTTGATAACCGAAAGGCGATGACGAGAAGGGTAATAAAACCGCAACCTTTCTTATGGGATACAGCCAGGCATGCACCAGGCCAGCCGAATGGCACAATTAAAAAATTGTGGGGATGGGAGGCGCATAATAAATTTTTTGAGGAAGCCCATTATGATTGGCCAAATTGTCTTTTACAATATTGTCCTTACGGTCAGGTCGGCGATTTACTCTGGGTGAGAGAAACTTTTCGATATGCAGTTTTTATGTTGGGATGTGGAGGCCGTGCTGCGGGTGTAGAATATAAAAATAATGGCATAAAATTCAATAAAAAGGCGGGGAAATATACTAAACAACGTCAAAATAAAGATAAAGAAGGACAACACGCAAAATGGCGGTCTGGACGTTTTATGCCCAAATGGGCGGCTCGAATCCGGCTTGAGATAACAGGTATTCGAGTAGAGAGGTTGCAGGATATCACAGAGGAAGATGCAAAGGCGGAGGGAATAGAATTTGCTGATACTGCACTTGATGGGCGATTATATAGAGATTATTCTTGTAAAAAATTATCTTTCACTTCATCGCCTATTGAATCTTATCAGAGCCTTTGGGATTCCATCAATACCAAAAGAGGTTTTGGCTGGACAACAAATCCGTGGGTCTGGGTTATAGAATTTAAGTGGATAATACCCGCAACAGGCGGAAAAGGCGTTCAGGAGTTTGTATGTCGTAATGCGTAATGCGTAAATCGAAAGTAACACGGGCTTCCAGCCCGTGTAGAAGAACACGGCCATCCTGGCCACGTTACGATTGACGATTAACGAAGGACGAATAAAAATTGCAGGCAATTGAAGTTAAAGAAAAGAAATTAAGATGCACATGCTGCGGAGAAAAGTATCCGCCGGCGGAAATGCACACACCCGATACCTGTAATGACTGTGCCGAAATGCACCAGGGAATATCCATAAGGCCGGCAAAACATAAGGAAAAGGAAAATGACAGAATCACTTGATAAAAACAAAACTGATTTGACGCATAGGGTAACGGCTATAGCGGCAGCCTACCTTGCCAGCAGGGGTTTTAAGCCGATTGAAACTGAGGTATCAGTCCACGACGGCTGGATTGCTGATTTGGCCTCGTTCGCATATCCGACAATGACCGAAAAGAAAAATCTTAAACTTATCGGCGGCCGAAAAGTTGTCGAGCCTGAATATAACGAGGAAAAATTTCTATTCAGATATGGGAGGATTTTTACGGCAATTGTCGAGGTTAAAACTTCCAAAGGGGATTACATAAAAGATAAGAAGTTCGATAGCAGAATATTTCCGGCCAGCCTTTGCTATCTGGCTTATCCAAAGGGCCTTATAGAGAAACCACCTGTAGGATGGTTCGGATTGGAGACAGACAGTGAAGGAAATAGTCTTTTGAGAATGACTTTTGATGACGATAAGGATTGGTTATGGCGTTCAGGTTTAATTCATGCTCAACATCCGGGTGATATGATTGATTTTATGGCGACTGTCGCGATTCGATGCCATCACAGAACGCGGTATGCGGCTAATAGGGCGTGGCTAAAGGCATACAGGGCAGGAAAGACTAATTTATGACAAAAGCAGATATGAAGATTACGGCGCTGGCGCCGTGGTTCGGCTCTAAGAGAAACCTTGCTGCTGAGATTATGAGGCTGCTGGGACCGCACAGGGTTTACTGGGAGCCATTCTGCGGGTCTATGGCGGTCCTGTTAGCAAAAGAACCCTGCTCAATGGAGACAGTAAATGACCTGCACGGCGATTTGATAAACCTTGCCAGGGTAATACAAAAAGAAGAAACAGCAAAAATACTTTACAGCAGATTATCAAGAACCTTAATGTGCGAGCAGCTCCATACAGAGGCGGCTGAAAGATATAAGAAAAGGGGTTATTATTCAGAAAGCAAAGAGCCGGATATTGATGGCTCAGCCATTGATAGGGCTTATGATTATTTCCTTTGTGCCTGGCTCGGCAGAAATGGGGTAGCAGGGACAGGTTTATATAATCAGGGATTCTGCGTGCGATATACGGCCAAAGGTGGGCATGCGGCGAAGAGATGGCGTTCGGCAATTGAAAGTATTCCGGCCTGGCAGTGGCGGCTGTGTAACGTCACGATACTTAACAGGGATGCCTTCGAGCTGCTCGATAGAATATTGGATGAGAAGGGGGTGGCGATTTATATTGACCCACCATATCTTGTTAAAGGGGCTAAATATATTCACGACTTTAAACCTGAGGACCACCAGAGACTTGCATCGGCATTACAGAGATTCAAAAAGGCAAGGGTAGTCGTTTCTTATTATGATGACCTGAGACTCGATAATATGTACCCGGGGTGGTCTCAACACAAGATAAATGTCAGTAAGGCAATGTCAAATGCCGGCAGTCGCGGCAAAAAAAATATTCGGGCAATTGAGGTTTTATTGACAAATATTAAAGAGGGACAAAAGGGTTTATTTGAAAAATGAAAATATTTGAAGAGGTGAAAAATGAGCGAGCAGATTTACGAATATCGATGGGGCAATAACAAAGATGCGGTTGGCCGAAACAGGTTGCAATTCAAAGGCCGCAAGTGCAGATTGTTAAAGAAGGCGGGACTGAATAGTTGCTTTGTCCAGTTTATAGATACAGGCGAGAATTTGAATTGCAGTTGTAATGCGATAAGAAAGGCGAAAAATGTTAAAAAACTACACAAGTGCGGTGACGGCAGGCCGGTCAATTGCGTGGATTGAGGAGAAACTGGCTGCACACAAGGCAACAAAGATAATGAAGGAATATACGCCCGATGGCAAGGTTGCATCTATAACATTCGCCATAAATCTGAATGGTCAGGAACTGCCGTTTAAGCTGCCGGCCAGGATAAAAGAGTGTGAAAAGATTTTAAGGGAAAGTGTTCGCAGGCCGCGAAAAGATACCTTGAAGCGTATCGACGAGCAGGCTGAACGAACTGCATGGAAGATTATAGCCGACTGGATTGATGCGCAAATGGCGATGATAGATTTATCGCAGGTGGATTTTACAGAGGTTTTTCTGCCTTATGTTTTCAATCCGGTGACCCATAAAACCCTTTATGAGCAGTTCAAAGATAATGGATTCAAAAGGCTTCTGCCGGCGGCAGAAGATAGGAGGTGAAAAATGCCAATAATATATGAGCCGAAAGGCAGGGCGGCCGAATACTCGCACCTTGCAATCAATCATTATACCGGCTGCGACCATAAATGCAGGTACTGCTATGTATCAAGTATGCCGCAATGGCAAAACGAGGATTTTTTCAAGGCCGCTGTTGTACCGAAAGAAAATGTACTGGAACTCTTGAAAAAAGAGGTTAATGGTTTTGCCTGGACGGAAAACAGGGTGCTGCTGTCCTTTATGGGCGACCCGTACCCGCGAATTGAAAGAGAACTAATGCTGACCCGAAAAATCCTGCAGTTACTGAAAAGTCATCATATACCGTTTCAAATACTGACAAAAAACGGGATAGATTCACAAAGGGATTTTGATATTTACGGGCCTGAGGATGCCTTCGCAGTAACTCTTACCTTTATAAATGATAAACAATCGCTTGAATATGAGCCGGGTGCGTCCCTGCCTAACCAGAGAATAGAGGCGCTAAAACGGGCCAAAGAGGTCAATATCCACACCTGGGTATCGTTAGAGCCTGTAATAGATGCTGAGCAAAGCCTCGAACTGATTCGGCAGACTTATAGTAGCGTTGATTTATATAAAATCGGGATGTTAAATTACTCGCAAAGCAGTATTAGCTGGCGGAAGTTCGGTATGGCCGCGGTGAATCTGTGCAGGGAGCTGAAGAAAAACTATTTTATAAAATCGGAACTGAACGAATATTTACAGGGTTTTTCATATTATAACTCCGATAACAGAAAAATAAAAAGACAGATAAATAAACCTTTTTCACAGATGCAGTTAAAATTTTAAGGAGAAAAATATGGCTAAAAAACCGAAGCCGAAACCAGATGGATGTTAATAACTGATTGTATCGTGCCGAGCCGGCGGCGGAAATAATTACCGTTGGCGAAATTGATAAAGGCGGTCACCGGTTAGGCCGCCTGATTTTGAAAGACAAATAATGAATTCGCTCCGTGATATAGACGGCAACCACGATGGGATAAAAAAAGGCATATCCCACGTGGTAAATATCTCACGGGGTAAAGGAGGAAAAAAAAATGGGAAGAAAAAAGAGCATCTCACAGGAACAGGTAAACGCAGAACAGGAAAATTTTGGCGGTGTAACTGAACCGCAGGCGCAGACAGTATTTTTTAAGATTGCGACCGAGGCAATAATCAAAAACTGCAATATCAAACCGAAGGGAGCGGACCTGAAATTCGATAATCTCAGGTTTACAGACGGCCAGATTGACCAGCTTGCGGGGATTATAAAGTCAAAAGAGGTTGTTCGAATAACAATAGAGGCAAAACAGGGAAATTTTGCAGGTTCGTAAGTTGTAATGCGTAATGCGTAAATGGCTAAGCCATAAAGGGCTAAGCCCTAAATCGGCAATCAAAAGTAACACGGGCTTCCAGCCCGTGTAGAAGGACACGACCAAGATGGTCGTGTTACAAGTATGATGGAATTGTCTGTAAATAAGATTATCTGCGGGGATTGTATCGAGGTCATGAAAACGATGCCGGCAGATTCCATCGATACGATTATAACTGACCCTCCTTATGGTCTGGGATTTATGGGCAAAGATTGGGATACTTTCAATCCCGAAAAATTACAGATAAGCAGAGAAAAAGATTTGAGACGCAAATCAAGAACAGATGGACGCAATGTAAAAGGATGGGATAATGCTTCAGATGCTGGTTCTTACGATTATTCCCGCAATAATGAATATCAGAATTGGTGCTATCAATGGGTGAAAGAGGCCCTGCGGGTTGCAAAGCCAGGGGCGATTCTATTATGTTTCGGCGGTTCAAGGACATCGCATAGAATCGCCTGCGCAATCGAGGATGCAGGCTGGCAGATAAGGGATTGTATTATGTGGCTTTACGGGTCGGGATTCCCGAAATCGTTGGATATAAGTAAGGCGATTGATAAGGCGGTGGAGGCAAAGCGCAAAAGAGAATTAAAGTTTTCTGGAACTATAAAAGGTGGTGCGCTTCATGCAGGGAAAGAAAATGGCAATGCTCGGTCTTGGAATATGATTCAAACAAACGAACCTGCCACAGACCTTGCAAAGTTCTGGTCTGGCTGGGGGACGGCGTTGAAACCTGCATTTGAGCCGATTATTGTCGCAATGAAACCGATAGAGGGGACTTTTGCCGAGAATGCCCAAAAATGGGGCGTTGCAGGCCTGAATATTGATGGCGGAAGGATTGAAATTGATTCTAATGAAGCATTAAACTCAAAAGATTTTAGATTGACAGCATGTATTTCAGACCATATTGCTTTGCCTGGGGCTGATTATAATAAGACTATGACAAAACGTTCAGTTGAAAATCCACATCCATTAAGTGTCCGTCACAATATTAAGGGTCGATGGCCGGCGAATGTGATACTCGATGGAGAGGCGGCGGCGATGCTCGATGAACAGAGCGGGGAAAGTAAATCTGTGCGAAATCAACGGGGTGATGTTGAAATATTTAAAAAAGAAAATAGTTGGATAGGTGAAAGCACAGAGAGAGGACATAATGATTCCGGCGGGGCATCGAGATTTTTCTATACGGCGAAGGCGGACAGGACAGAAAGAAATGTAGGTCTATATGAAATGGAGGACAGGCAAACCGATGAGGGAAGAAGGCCGGAAAATCCGGGGGGCAATAATCCGAGAAACCGAGGGGCAAGACAAGTAAAAAATAATCATCCGACAGTCAAGCCTCTTGATTTGATGGAATATCTGTGCAGATTGACAAAGACCCCGAGCGGGGGGATTGTGCTTGACCCGTTTATGGGCAGCGGGACGACGGCACTGGCCTGTATAAATACGGACAGGGATTTTATAGGTATTGATATAAGCCCCGATTACTGCCGGATTGCGGAGGCACGAATAAAGGCAGTCGAAACGGGTGTGCCGATAAAAGAGCAGGCAAAAAACCCGAATCAGAAGGGATTATTTGAGATAGTAAATGGTAAAAAATAAAAAAAAAATAAAGTCCCCACACTCCTCTTCGACAAGAAAATGCGGGGGCATGAAAAAGAAGAAGGCATTCGACAGGTCGCAGATAATAGCCACTCAAAAAGAGGCGGCTGCATACGCCGGGGTCGATGAAAGGACTATTCGGCGCTGGCATGACCAGGGGATGCCGATTGTCAAGGGCGGCGGTTATTTTAAGGCGATTTTAGACCATTATAAAAAGACGGGCGGCCGCGATTACGATGAGGATACCAACCGCCACAAAAAGGCAGAGGCTGATGTAAAGGAGATAAAGGCAAAGCTGTTAGAACTGGAGCTGAAGATAAAACAGGGCCGGTTGCTGCCGTTCGAGGAGATTGAGGTGGATAGATTGAAGAGAATATCGGCTGTCAAAAGACAGTTATTAGGGCTGCCGAGAAAGCTGGCGCCGCGATTGGAAGGAAAGAACGAGGCCGAGAGGCTTGAAATGATAAAGACAGAAATCGAATATTGTATAAGGATTTTTTCTGGTGAAAATCTACCCCGTGAAATAGACGGCAACGACTTTATCTCACGGGGTAAAGAAAGGTGAAATATGAAAATTGTAATAAATTCTTGTTATGGCGGGTTTTCAATAAGTCAAAAATGTGCCGAATTAATGTCTGAGATGGGTAATGAGCAGGCAAGGGCAGAGTTAGAGGAATTCGAGCAGGAAAATAACTGGATAATGGAATTTCTTAAAACCGGCGCCTGGCCGGTAGATTGCCCGAAATCGTCTATATCATCGTTGATGATTAATGCAAAATATTTAAGGAAAAGTAAATTTTACGGCTATGGTTATACCAGAAAATTTAATGATGGTTATTCGCGAACATCGCCGGAATTGATAAAGGCCGTGGAAATATTGGGTAAAGAAGCCAATGGAGATGCCGCTTGTTTGAAAATTGTAAATATCCCCGATGATATTAAATGGCAATTAAAAGTCTATGATGGCAAAGAATGGATAAATGAGGAACATAGAACCTGGGATTAAAAAAATTGAGGAATGAAAAGTGATTGACGAGTATCGAGTCACGAGTAACGAGTAACGAGTTATGCCTGCGACACTACAGAAAATCTGGACTGATAAAGAACGAAAGGCCTGGCGGCTGCCGCCGGCAGGTCTGACCGTGAGCAGATTAGCCGAGCAAATCAGGGTAATCGGCTCTTATGCAGCCGAGCCCGGCCCGTGGCGGAACTCGAGGGCGCCTTATTTGACGGCAATTATGGACGCTTACAGCGAACCGGAGGTCGAGGAAATTGATATTGCAGGGCCCCGACAGTGCGGTAAGACCGAGGCGGTTTTCAATATGATTGATTTCGATGTCGAAATCGAGCATATACCGGCGTTATACGTCAATGCCTCGCAGGATAATATCGAGAAGGTATGCACAAAAAAGCTCGAGCCGATGTTTCGCGATAGTCCTGAACTGGAAAAGCATCTATTAGCAAGCCCGAGGTCGCTGAAGGTGGGCAGGGTCTTCGATTTCGATACGATGCCCCTTTTTTTTACATCGGCAGAGACTATAGCTGGATTAGTCAGCATTACGGTTGGTAGGGTATTTCTCGATGAGTTGAATCTATACCCGGCTCAGATAGGCTCGTTCGGGAACCCGGCCAAGCTCGCCGAGCGGTGCTCGATAACCTTCCCTGACAGGAAGATAGTCCGGCTATCGACCGTGACGACAAAGAATGGCGCAATATCAGTATCCATCGCAAAATCCAATGACCAGAAATATCAGATACCATGCCCGCGGTGCGGAAGATACCAGTTATTGAAATTTGCGAATCTGAAGATTGACCCACCTGATATGAGAGACCCGGAGATAATAAGAAAGACAGGGTGCGTTTATTACGAATGCCTATATTGCGCAGGCAAAATATATAATTTCGAGCAATTCAGCATGCTCGAGGCCGGAAAATGGGTGGCTGCGGGACAATCGATAGATTCAGATGGTAAAATTATTGGGAACCCGAAAAGGGGTAAAAGACATTCCGGTTTTACAATAACCGAATTATTAAGCCCCTGGCTGAAATGGCCTGATATATTGGCCGAGTGGTTCGAGGCGAATGAGACCGAGAAAATCAAGCCTGGCGTCCTGCGTGAATTCAAGAATAACGTCCTTGTCCAGGTCTGGGAGGAGGAAGGAAAAAAGATTGAGCCGGGAGTTCTCGATAAATTAAAAGGCGACTACAGCAGGGATACTGTCCCTGACGGGTGCAAAATATTATTTGCAGTTGCCGATTACCACGAAAGCCAAAAAGGGATAGCACGTATCGATTATGCGGTCTGGGGATTCGGGTACTCTGAAAGGAACTGGGTCGTTAGCTATGGCTCTGTAACGAGTTTCGACCTTTTAGATAAGGCAACCTGGCTGAACAGGTTTCCGTGGTCTAATCCTGATAATCATAAAGACGAGGAGGAACTATCTGTCAATTTGATGCTTATCGATGCCAAATATATGAAGGATAAGGTCTATGCCTATTGCCGCAAGAGGCCTGGTCTTTGCATACCGACAAACGGGGCATCGGGCAGGCCCGATACGGTCCTGAAGTGGAGTGAGTTGGAGCGGACAAAGAGAAAATCAACGGCGATGCAAAAAAGGATTTATGATAAATTGCTGATTATCGACACCGAATTTTTCAAGGATAAAGTGACTGCATGGTGTGAGCCGGAATATAACGAAAAAGGTGAGATAACAGCTGAGCCAAAGACAAAATTCTATTCGGAGATACCACCATGGTTTTTCAGCGAGTTCTCGAACGAGCACAAGATAAAATTGACGGATAAATACGGGAATATCAGCTACAGGTGGGTGCCGGTATTCGACAGTGCGCCAACTCATGCCCTCGATCTGGGGGTGCTGGCGGCGGCGGCGGCCTGGTACAAGAAGGTGCACCTGATGAGAGAGGGGCAGCAATCAGCACCAAAAATAACAGAAAAAAACCAAATAGTGCCAAAAATAAGGACTAAATATTAGCAATTCGTAAATCGTAATTCGTAATGCGTAATGCGTAAATGGCTAAGCCATAAATCGGCAATCTCCCGAAAGGGATGACCGAGCCAGAAAAAAACGACATACGACATACGATAAACGAATAAAGAAAGGGATTTTATGAAGACAAAGGTAGAAAAACAGGATGTAAAAAAACAGGCAATTACGGGTCACAAGCCACAGGTTACGGCTCCCGGGCCACAGGTTACGGCTCCCGGGCCACAGGTTACGGCTCCCGGGCCACGAGTCACGGGCGACGAATATGCCTTTCCGACAAAATCGAGATGCCCGCGGTGCGGGGGAACGAATACGAAGGCCGTTTCAACGCAGGGCAATCGGCAATTCAGGGAATGCCAGACACCCGTCTGCAGATTCAAATATTCCGTTGAGGGTACGAAAATCTGACCTGTTTTTTACAAGTTTGTAAAAATATTTTACAAGTTTGTAAAAATATTCGAAAAAAAGTTTATTTTGTGTTGCAATAATATTTTTTCAGCATTATAGAGGCTGAAAAGTAAAGATTTTAATTTTTAAGAATCAGGCCGTGCGGGGCCGCATAATCGCACGGCCATTTTTATTTGGCCGGCGAAGTAAGGAAAAAAATGTCGCTTACTTCGAGCTCAACTCTTAAAAATGCACTTGACCAATATAACGATAATCTCTCATGGGACGGCAATTCGGCAAAGGCAATTCTCGCCCTCGAGGCCGTTCGTTTCATTCTCGTAAACAGGCCTGTCAGGGCCGATGATGGGCTGGGCAGGAGCGTCAATTACAATCTGCTCGAGCAGGAAAAAAAGAGACTCGAGGAGTATGTACGAAATTCATCGGTAAACAGGAATCCATTTGTCAAAGGCAAAATGCTCACATGAACGGAAGGATTGCAAATGTCGATATTGAAAGACGAAAAGGCTATTACAGCCAGTTAGGATACCGTTCTGTGCGGATGGCGACAAGGGAAGGGCTCTCGGCAACACCGGCATCGGGAGAGATGCACGAGGTCTATGATCGGCCCCGCATAATAAACCAGTCGCGGCAATTCATGCGGGATAACGCCATATATAAGGGGATGATTGAGCGGTGCATAAGTTATATTGTCGGCAACGGGTTCGAGATGCAGGCAAAGACGGCAAACCCGGCCTGGAACCAGAAGGCAGAAAAACTCTGGAAGGATTTCCGGCGCAGGCCGGAAATAAGGGGTGTCCTGTCGGGGGCAAAACTTGACCGAATGATATGCAGGGAGATGCTGGTTGCGGGTGATACGGCCCTGATTAAAACGAATAAAGGGTTATTGCAGCATATAGAGGCTGAACAGATAGCGGGCAAGGGCTTAAAAAGCGACGGCATCAGAAAAGGAACTTACGGCAATATACTCGAATTTTCAGTTTGTAAATACGATAAAAACGGGTTTGTCGATAAAAGCAATCCGATTTCCTATAAACCTGAATTTATAATGTTTCTGACTGACCCGGAAAGACCGTCCTCTACAAGAGGTGTGCCGCCCTGCCAGGCGTCTTTTCCGATGCTGCACAGGATTAACGATGTCTGCGACTCAGAGGCGATAGCATGGCAATTGCTTGCGAGGATAGCTGTGGCCGTAATAAGCGAGGCAGGCGATGAGGTAATACTACAAAAAACAAAAGAGGACCCGGACAGGGCAAATGGCGAAGGGCAGTTAACGACAAGACTGACCGAACTCGATTATGCCCTGATGTTTTTCGGTAAGCCGGGCGAGGAGATAAAGGGGATTGAGCATAATATTCCCGGCATGAATTTCTCCGAGTCGCTGCGTATGTTCTTGAGGCTGCTGGGCCTGCCGCTGGGCCTGCCCCTCGAGCTGATACTTTTAGACTGGACTCAGTCGAATTACTCGCAATCCCGAGCTGTGCTCGAGCAGGCATATACGACATTTCTCGATAAGCAGGAGACGCTCGAGGATTTTTATTATGTCCCGACCTACGAATGGAAAGTGACAGAGTGGATTGATGATGGCCTTTTAACGAACAGGAAAGATGCCTTCGAGCATGAATGGATAAAGCCGACATTCCCGTGGATTGACCAATTAAAAGAAGTTGAGGCATACGGTGAAAAGGTGGACAGGACGTTCTCGACGCATGCGCAGGTCTGCAAATCACTGAACAGGGACAGAACAGAGATTGTCGATGCCGCCGAGCGAGAGGTCAGGGATGCAATCGAACGGGCAAAGAAGATAAAGACAGATACCGGAACCGATGTGCCGTGGGAGATTTTCTGCGGACGGTCTGTAAAGGTTAAGGAGGCGAAAACAAAAGATGTAAAAGAGGAGAAAAAGGATAAAAACAATGAATAATATTATCGCGGAATTACAGAGAGAAAATTGGGCAATGGAGCCGGCCAGACTCAATGGTCTTTTTATGCAATTGTCGAAATTAGGGGTTGATAATCCTTTATTCTGCGAATTTATGCAGAAAATCGAGATTGTTACGCCTAAAAATATTTTAACAAAAAATAACAGGACTGCAATTATCAATATAAGCGGTATTTTAATGAAAACGGTGCCTGCTGTTTTCAAATGGTTCGGGATAGAGGCGATGGAATACGGCGAAATCCGCAAAATGATTGGGGAGGCTATAAATGATAATGATATTGATTCTATCATTTTGAATATTGATTCACCGGGTGGTTCGGTATCAGGTGTTATCGAAACTGCCGAGGCAATAGCCGAGGCGTCAAAGATAAAAAATATAACAGCCCATATTCAGGATTTGGGGGCATCAGGGGCATATCTTCTGGCCTCACAGACTGGTTTCATATCAGCGGGACCGAATGCCGAGGTTGGGGCAATCGGTGTTTTCTGCGTAATTGCAGATTGGTCGAGGATGTTTGAGAATGCGGGTATTTCAGTACATGTTATAAAAAGTGGCGAGCATAAGGGAGTCGGTGTTACCGGCGCCCCGATTACCCCTGAGCAAATCGGCGCTATTCAGGAGGTAATAGATGCAATGGGGTCAAACTTTACGGCAAAGGTGGCTGCCGGCAGAAAAATCACGAATCAAAAGGCACAGGAATTATCTTCGGGCAAAGTCTGGATAGCGTCAGAGGCCCTGAAATTAGGCCTTATTGATGATGTTAAAAATTTTGTTTTACCCAATTCAAACTGGCGACCCGGCATTAGTCGGCGCTCGGATACAAATAAAGAAGAAAACAAAAACGGGAATAGTTCTCAATCGAAAGGAGATACTATGTTGGACGAAAAAAATGAGCAAAAATCGGAGGCAGATAATACCGGTCAGACCGCAGTAGTTGCGGATGCAAAGATTGAAAAAGTGAATATCAGTGAATTCAAAGAGGCATTCGGCGATGACCCTGCCTTCGTGCTCGAGCAATTAGAAAAAGGAAATACAATCGAGCAGGCAAAGGCCGAATACTGCGAGGTTTTGAAGGGCAGGTTGAAAAACGGAGCCAAAAAGCCGGCCGGCGGGGCGCCGCCTGTCGAACACAATGAGGCTGCCGACGGTGATGCCGATTTTATGGAACTGGCAAAGGCCCGTGCCGAGGAAAAGAAAATCAAGATGTCGGAGGCGATGAAACAGATCGCCCGCGAACTCCCGGAGGTCTATAACCAGCATATCGAAAAATGCAAGACAAAAGGGGGGAAAAAAGGAAAACAGTAACACGGGCTTCCAGCCCGTGTAGTCACGGCCAGGATGGCCGTGTTACTTACGAAATACGATATACGAATATTAATTAAGGAGATAAAAAATGAGTCAGTATTCAGAAGGAAATTCAAAGGCGTTCGTTGCCGGCGAGGCGTTGAATGCCTTTTGCCGGGTAAAATTAAGCGCAGGAACGGTAATTTATTCCGGTGTTGCTGAGGACTGGATAGGAACAACGGAGATAGCGGTTGCGAACGGCGAGCAGGTGACGGTCCGTTTGAGAACTGCATCCGGCACCCGAAAAATGAGGGTGGCAGGGGCATTTAGCGCAGGGGCGCAAGTTTACGGGGCTGCCGATGGTGAAATAGATGATGTGGTTCTCGGCCAGGTTCAGGGTATTGCCTTAGAGGCGGCAACTGCAGCGCATGATATTGTGGAGGTGATAACCGGAACAGACCTTGCCGCTGTAATAGGAACACTGGCGGATGCAATTCTCGGGGTGCCACTATTGATTCGCGAGCAGGTTGCAGGCTCGACTGTCGCGGTCTTTACCGCCGATTGCCCGCGGAAGATATTGATTATCGGGGCCTGGCTGATTTGTTCGGCGGCTCATGCGAATGGCACGATAAAACTCACGGATGGCACAAATGATATCACCGATGCGATGATTTGCGCCGTCGATAAGGTAGTTGTGCATGCGGGAACAATCGATGATGCCTACAACACCATCGCACTCGGCGGCTCGCTCTCACTTGTCCCGGCAAATACCGGGACCGGTGAGGTATTTATTCTGTGCATACCGATTGCATAAGGGAAAATCTGAAAAGTGAATAAGTTTGTTTTAAGAACACGGCCGTGCGGGGCCGCACCCCTGCCGGCCGTGTTTTTTTTTGTCCCCACTGTGGCTAAGCCACAAAGCGTCGGGGGTAAACCAGTTAAAAATCTTTTAAGGAGATAGAAAATGATACAGCAAAGTACTTATGCCGTGCCTCGCGAGGACCTCGGGGTTGCTTTCCACGAGTTCGATAATGCAGCCGAGGGATTCGTTGCCGAACAGGTGCTGCCCGTGATGACGGTCCAGAAAAAGGCGGCCACAATTTCGGTTATCAAAAGGACAAACATAAAACGTGCCGATGCGAAGCATGCCAACGGAGCCGTATTCAACAGGGTTAGCCTTATTGCGGCAGACCTCGATTATAGTTGCCAGGATTACGGACTCGAAGAGCAGGTTACAGATACTGACCGGGAAAACTACATCAATGACTTCGACGCCGATATGGAGGCAACACAATCCATAGTTAGAAAAATAAAGGTCGAGCAGGAGATAAGGGCGGCAACGGCCCTGTTCAATGCAACGACTTTTTCAGGCCCCGACCTTTATACGGATGTATCCGCTGCACCTTGGGATAATATAGCGAGCGGTGTTATGGGTCATGTCAATGCCGCGGTCGAAAAGGTTCGCAGGAATACGGGTGCCGTCGCCGATTCGATGCTGATTGGGCCGGTGACACTGAATAATATCCTGGCAAATACGGGAATATTGGCGAGATTCCCGGGAGTTACAGTCCTGACTTATGACTTGCTGATGGCCAACTTAGCCGCGATTTTGAATCTTAGAAATTTGTTTGTCGGCAAATCCGTCTATGATTCAGCCAAGGAAGGACAGGTTTTTGCATCCGGCGACATATTCAGCGATGATTATGCCCTGATTTTCAAGAGACAAGTTGGCGCCACGAAGGCAAACCCGGGGCTCGGCAGGATACTTCTGTGGGACCCGATAAGCGGGGAACTGACACCCGTCGAAAGCTACCGCGAAGAGCAGACAAAGAGCGATATTATTCGCTGCAACCAGTTCTGCCAGGAAAAATTATTCGACCCGTATTTCGGACATCTATTGAAGGTTGATGCGTAGTAAAAATGCGTAATGCGGCAGTCGTATGTCGTAATGCGTAATGCGTAAATCGGCAATCGAAAAAACGACATACTACATACGATATACGACTTGCGATAAAGGAACGAAATATGGGCGTCGGATTCGATGAGGTTATGAGGTCTGCATTCGGGCAGTTGCTCGATATTGAGGGCATCGATGCTATTTATACACCTGTCGATGGTGAGGCATCAGAAGTCAAAATATTGGCAGGCCCGATAGATACCGAATTTGAGCAGGATAACGGCAATGAGATAAAGCTGGAGCATCGCAGGATTGAGATATCATTATTAACTATCCCTGACCCGCAGTTAAACGATAAATTCACAATCGATGAGACAGACTGGATAGTCGTTAATGGCCCGGCTGTCGAATATGACTCGGCAATCCTGCAGTGCAGAAAAGATACACCTGTTTCAAAGAGGTCGGAATTCGGGAAGAAGAAACTGCCGGTGTGACACGGGCTGGAAGCCCGTGTAGAAAGGGACACGGTCAAGATGGCCGTGTTACGAATATGAGCGGAAATAAAAAAATGGTCGAGGTTGACCTGCTTTATTTTATAGGCCAGGCGGTGAAATTAGCTGTCAAGGAATGCATGCCCACTGTTATAGAGGAGCATCAAAAGAATTGTCCTATCAATGATGTTAAAAATGATTTATACGGCAACGGCAACCAGGGAATAAAGACAGATGTCGGGGACCTGAAAAAAGATGTAAAGCGAATTAAGGAATGTAAAAGTGAGGTAAAGGGATTTTTTGAAAAAATAACAGCGCCTGTAATAGCGGCTCTTATCGTTGCCTTCATATTTTTTATGCTCAATCTTTACTCACAATCTAAATTTGAAAAGGCAATTGGAGAAATGCAAAAAACAGAAAATAATAAAGTTAGAAATGACAAATTCACCCCATGAGATAATTTCATATCTCACGGGGTAAAGGAGATAAAAAATGGCAGACGAAATCAAGGAATCAAACGGCGGGACGAAGTGGTATGGCCAGCTTCTCGACAAGAAGAAGTCGAACGCAATAATAGCGTATATCCTCTCGATGATGCAAATCAAGGACAGCTACAATGCCATTATGGCCGTCTCTGCGGTTACGGCGATTTATATCATCGGCCAGGGCTTCTTGGATTTTATGAGAGGGAGAAGGGATTTCCTAATCAAAAAGATGGAGATTGAAAAAGGGATGAAGATATAAAGGATTTTAGATTTTGGATTTCCGATTTTGGATTATTTTTCTGCGGCTAAAAAAAATGAGGTTTGATATGAAAAAGGGTTTGATGGTGATTAAGGAATAAAAAAATTCGAATAGATCTAACATCTAATTGTGTTGCCTGGTGGAAACTCAACGATAACGCTGCAAATAAGATCGTAGTTGAGTCTATCGGTGCGGTTAATGGCACATCTCTCAAGAATACTAATGCCATAGCAACAACCGGTAAAGTAAACGGCGCACTGCATTTCGATGGGGCATATCATACAGGCGATTACATAGATACCAATATCTCTCTGAAAAGCACGTTTCAGGGAAGTTTTAGTATTTCTATCTGGATTAAACCCTTTGACGGACATCCGCCGGATGGATTCGATAACGGATACAACGATATTATCGGTCTTGATGATATCTTTCCAAATTGTTCGATGGGAGTCGGACTTGAATCCAGCGGAAAACTCAATTTCTGGTATGGAGTAAAGGGAAAGTGGAGCAGACCTGCAAAGACTGCGAACGCCGTTCTTGCCGCCGGTGCATCCGACTGGCATCACGTTGTCTGTGTGGCCGACAGCACAATAAACGGTATCGGTGGTAAGAAGATATATTTTGATGGCGTTCTTCAAGACCTCGATGCAACTTTCAACGGTAATACAACGGGTTGTGATTTTTCACTCTATAATTCGGATTCACATATTCATATCGGCTCTATGAATTATCACTTTCCCATTTTTGACGCCTTTAAGGGCGCATTAGACGATGTAAGGATTTTTAATAAGGCACTCTCGCAGGAAGAAATAACATTCCTTGCGACTGGCACAGAAAGTTTAACAGAAGAAACCAAAACACCTATTACAGTAAATGCAATCGAAGTCGTAAATGACCCCGTAGGCAGTAATTCGTGGGTCGTAAGAATTCTCTTGAGGGTTTCATTATGAAAAAGAGTTTGACGGTGATTTTGATTCTGGTTTGTCTGGCTACTTCGGTTCAGGGGCAGAAGTTTAATATCAGGCAAAGCATGCCTGCTACGATTATCATTGCTGCATCTAATTCGGCGAACAAAAACACTCCCTATATTTGCAGTGGTTCTTCGGATGAGGATAAAATCAATATTGCAATCATTGCGGCTGGCAGTGGAGGCACGGTTTATCTCTCCGAAGGTCTTTACACAATCGATGGCAGTATATTGCCCACATCAAATATTACGATTATCGGGAGTGGTTATGGAACAAAGATTCAGATTGCAACTGGAACACTCGGCGCTCTCAATATGATTGACTGCAACGGCATAACCAAAGTGCGAATCGCAAATCTATTGCTTGATGGCAATAATGGTATGAATACCTGCACGGGTAATCAAAAGGGCATATATCTACATAATACAAGTCACAGTATAGTTGAAAATTGCTGGATTGAGCATTTAGGTCATATAAATAAGTCAAGTTGCGAGGCCATAGTCCCCACCGGTTCAGGAACGACCTATTGTGTCATTAAAAATAATATTATAACCGATACAGTTGATGGAATAAATACGGCGGATTCTGCATCGTATTTGACTATAATTGGTAATATCATTACCAGCACAAATCGGGATTACGGATTGAATATTTCCGGTTGTTATGATAGCATTTGGTCAAATAATATTGTTACAGAGTGTTATAAAGAAGGAATACGTTTAGTATCATCTTCTCGATGTATTGTATCAAATAATTTTGTCCGAAATTGCGGAAGGCAAACTGATAATACCTATGCAGGAATAAAAAGTTATTCAGGAACGAATAACTTTATTTTTGGCAATGTGGTTCGTAATGCCACAAGTGATAATACCCAGGCATACGGGATATGGAATTATGCAGGGACAGACATAAGAATTTTCAATAATGATTTGGCCTCCTCTGGCTCGACAAGTGATTTTTACGAACAGACGGCAGCGATTAGCAGGGGAAATATTACAACTTCGGATACGGGAGCAACGGGGACAGGTGATATTGTTTTGGCAACTTCCCCGACTTTAATTACTCCGACTTTGGGTGTAGCTTTAGCGACCTCGATAAATGGCATTACTACACCGGCTTTGATAAAAATTCTTGCAACTGTTCCTGATGTGAATATGATGGCTGGGAAAGGGCCGACAACACTTTATACTCCAAATGGCAAATCGGCAATAGTAACAATGGTCACTGTTCGTGCGCCAACGGCCTCGCTCGCCTCAAGCGGAACTTCTTCTTATGCGTTTACAGGCTGGAAATCGGGAGCGCCGTTAAGTTCGCTAACAACCAATACAATGTTTGCGATTGTCTTTCCGGTATCAGCAACTGCTTACACGATTCTGACATCTGGAACGGCCTTTCAAATAACAAATACGAATGGTTCTATTCTTCCCGCCACGGCAACAATAAATGTGGTAGGTTATGAATACTAAAGGGTATTAACCGATGAAGAAAGTAATTATCTTTTTAATTTTATTCTTTTCAACCTTTTGTTTTGCTGCCAATGAAATTAGATTTTACGATGCCAATAATCAGCACAGATACTGTCAGATAATTCAGACATCAACGCTCTATTATTGGAATACTCCGACTTCAACCTTCATTGCCTCGCCAACCTGGGCAAACTCGGCGATAGACTTGACCGAATCGATTGTTGGAAGATGCTATTATGCCACATTCCCCAGTTCAACGGCAGGTCTTTATGAAATACCTGTATATAACGGAACAAAGGCAACGGCGACAAATACCGATGCCCTCGCAGGCGGTATTGAATTAAACTGGTCGGGAACGACAGAGATAAGACAGACAGGCGATTCTTATGCAATAGTAAACAATACTGATTATGGCAATGCCAAATTAGTTCGCTCTGGAACGCCTGCAAACCCCCTTAAAGTCAATTCTGGCGGGGGATTGGCAGTCGTGGCCGATGTGAATGTCATCAAATGGGGCGGAGTTGTTGTTGCTGCACCGACAGCGGGAGGCCTGATTAAGGTTGTCGATTCTAACGGGGCGGGACTGCCGACATGGGTTCAGGCGAATGAATTTGTCGAAACGGCGGCAGCTATTTTGAAAATTATTTATGAAGGCGGAACAGGAGATGCTAATGCCATTTGGACAGCGGCAAATGCAATCAAGGCAAAGACGGACGGCCTGAATTTTTCAGGCAACGATGTCAAGGCAACACTCGATGGTGAGACCGTAGATGTCGGCAAGTGGAATGGGACTGATGTTGCTGCACCGACGGCAGAGGGATGGATTAAGGTTGTCGATACAAGCGGGAATTTACTGGCAACATATCAACAGGTTCTTGATATAGCTGACCAAATATATTATGTAGATCTTAAGACACAGTATTTACCAGCTTATCAGGCGGGGACATCGGGCGGTTTGCCAGTTATTGCGCCAAACAGTCTAGGCGGCGAGTTTTACTTTTTTGAAGATGGTTTTATTTATACACATGCAGATTTAGGATGGATAAATGGAAAGGCCACAACCGTATCAAAACTTGAGAATATTCTTGATGCCAATGCAATACCTTCATCGGCAGCAGGAACAAACGGCGGCCTGCCTACCGTGGATGCGGGGAACCGGGTTAAGGCGATAAAGGTAAACTAATGGCTGATAAAATCAGAAAATCTCATTATCCGAATACCGATATTTTATATCCGACAATCCGTAACCTCGCCGGTCAGGTTTTGAGAGTCAGTAATTTGACATTCGAGACGTGGGGGACCGGTGGGAGGTCATACACCGATTATGATGTTTCGGGGGCGGGCGGCGGGGCCGGTGATGCCGGATGCTGGTATTCGGAGGATATGCCGGCAATTGCAGCAGGAATTTATTATCAGCAGTTTTTTATAAAGATTGGAAGCAATCCCGGCGATGGCGATATTCCATTAGACAGGGAACTAATCGCCTGGGATGGCTCGGCAATCGATATTAATATTCAACCGGCTATGGTTGGTTAGTAACACGGGCTTCCAGCCCGTGTAGAAAGGATATTTATGGCGACAAAACAGGGTGAATATTTGAAGGACGATGCAATTGAGGTAGTTTACCAGGCGGTTGGTCTTGCTACCGGTAAGACTATTACAATGAGCGTCTATGATGCGACGCATGCGCTTGATGCCCCTAAAAGCGGGACAATGACCGAAATAGGCGCTACGGGCAGATACTACAAGGCATTTACTCCTAATGCCGAGGGTATCTGGACTGTAATAATAATAAACACCACAGATAGTAACGGTCCTGTCGTGAAACAATATGCCGTTTGTGGTCACTCTATAGATGACATCGGCGATGCAGTCGCTGCCAATAAAACAGTGGTTGATGGCATCCAGACAGACCTGTCAAATGAGACGGATGGCCTCGGCGCTTTGAAAACTCTTATAGATGCAAAAGCAGCAACGACAGAAATCACGGCATTGGACGGTGTTATAGATGCGGGATTTGCAGCGGCTGCAACAGCAGCTTCTATCGCAGCCCTGGATAGCGTCGTGGATGCAGGTTTTGCGGCAATAGCATCGCCCGCAATGGTTGGGTAGTAACACGGGCTTCCCCGCCCCCTGCTCTTGCTTTCGCAAGAAAGCGCAGGGGCAGGCAACCCGTGTAGAAAGGTCACCCCCACTGCCCCTTAGGGGCAAAGCGGTGGGGATGTTACGAATATGTCATACTCTATAGGTACAAACAGGATTTTTTATAAGGCGACTGATTTTGCAGCCGGCAAAACGGTTACTGCCTATATCTGGAGCCCGACTCTGATTAAGAGTGGTTTGCAGACACTTATAGAGATTGAAAGCGGCCTTTATTTCCTTGATTATGATTTTGCAGATGCAGGCGATTATGTGGGTGTGTTTTTTGAGAATGGCGTTAAAAAGGGCTTTGGAATTTTCAGGGTAATAAGTCAAGCCGATGATGTGACAATAATAAAGAATATCCTCGAGGGCGACTGTATTATAGATAAAACAGACCCGAACCAGTGGAAAATGGTTGTGAAAAATAAGGATACAGGCGCTGTCCTTATGACCAAGGACCTTAACGATGTCGATGGCGTGGCCGTTAAAAGTGTAACGACAGTAATAGGACAAATAGTGGAGCCGGAATCGTGACCCGGGACCCGTGGCTCGCCTGCCCTGCGTAGCGCAGCGAAGAAGGGTGGCCCGGGATTTGCGATTAAACGAGAAACAAGTATCGAGAATCGAGAAATGAGATTATGTTTCAGTTAGGACTCGGATTCGGGGCAAGCGGAGGCGGGATAATAGTACCGGAATATCCCGATGAGGTGACTGTCTCGACTCCCCGCGGGATAGTTAAAGATGCCCTCAAGCAATTAGTGGCGGAGTCCGAGACCTTCCAAACGGCGCTCGGACTGTCGGGGGGCGAAACCGAGATAAGAATCGCTTACGCAAAAACAAGAATACATAAAACAGAATATGCAGTCGCGGCAGAAGAGACGGGGGCATTTCTAAGACCATTTGCACTGATTTTAAATACTCAGAATAACGATGATTCGGCTGTAGCCGTCAGCGGCAGCGGGGTCCGGGATTTTATAAAAGGCGGCGACCTCGAGTTGAGACTCGAAAGAGAAATACCCGAAACATACCGGGAAACAGGACAGGAAGCGAACGCTGAGGCAGACTTCGAGAATTTCTACGAGGGCGTAATAAATGATATATCGGCACTGGCGGGCAGGCCCGGCTACTTAGTAATCAATTCAATATCTGTAATCGAAGGGCCGGTGAAATATGACCCGACAAGTTCGGAAAAATATGTTTATGTAATAAGGCTGTTGGTGGGATGGGGAATGAAATGAAAAACTCGATACTGGATACTGGATACTCGATACTCGTAAAATAAATTTAAGAATTTAAGGAGTAAAATATGACGTTAATAACAGATAACTACACGATAAGCGCGTTCAAACACAGTTCGACACTGCTCAAAGGAATCCAGTCGCTGAATGTCGTGCCCGGCGCTCAACTGATGATCGGCCGCGGCTCAGGAGCGGTTGACCCATCGTTTGTAGGGATAGGGCAAATCCTCAATGAGATAAACTTCGACACGCTCGCAATAAAGACAGCGCTGGCAGGTCTCGGCGGCATATCAGGGGCGGCCATCTCGAACGATACATTCTATTTTCAAAAAATGCTCGGTGACGGTCTGCGGGGCGGGGCATTGAGCCATATAAAATGCGTAGCTGCATTGGGTCTGATTGTACCTGTTCGAATCAGGGCGGCACAGGGCCAGCCTGCGGTCCTGTCTTATAGGGCAATACCGCGAAGCGCAGATGGAGTCACATCACCGTTTGCAATGACGGCCGGTCAATCGTTAGAGGCTGCACAGGATGCGATAACTGAAGTTTATACCTTAGGACCGGTAACAATCAACGGCGTCGCACTCGAGATGGTATCAAATATCGACATTGATTTCGGTATGGAGGTCTGGACGAATATCTTAGACGGCCATATATATGTCACCGCATGCGGTGTGACTCGCAGAAGCCCGAATATCACGATAACCACACTCGATATGGCAAAATTCGCATCGTGGGGCCTGCCCGGCCAGGCACAGGGAGAGACAGATTCAACTATCCAGCTTTTGGACCAGGCAGCCGGCGGCGTCCGAGGCTCGGCACCGATTACATTCTCAATCGATTCGGGTATTATCCACTTCGATTCGGTGCCGGGCAGTGATGGACAGGCAATTGCAGGACAGGCGGTTATAACACCGGTCTATGATGGTCTGAATGCGATACTGGCAATAACGGGAATAACATAATCGTGAACAGTGACCTGTGATTCGTGATTCGGGGAAAAAAATATTAATAAGGAGATAGATATGACGGCCAAGACAGAAAAGTCGGAACTGCAGATTGCACGGGAAAAACTGCAGAAGACACAACATGAATACCACCTCTTAGTTAAAAAGGTGCTGCCTGTAAATGCGACAGATGAGGAAAAACTGGCGCATACGGCTGTATGCCAGGCTGCGCTGGCTGCCAAAAGAGAGGCGGCTAACGAGGTGCAAAGAATTGCGATGGGACGGAAATCCGTGAATAGTGACCAGTGATCCGGGTCCCGGGTCACGAGAAACGAGGAACGAAATATGGGCGGTTTTATATATGGCTTAGCAACAAACGAAATAAATAAACAGGTTCTTGCCGATACCGAACTCAATAAGGTCTTAGGCGATAATCCCACTACACGGCAGACAAATATGCTGCCGGGAGGCGGCAAGGGTCTTTTAATAGCAGGCCAAGGGACCGATTCGAAACACCTTCTTTATAAACCAGAAGAGCAGGACTGGCAAAAGGCCCTGAACGGTAAATATTGGATAGGCTGGTATGTAAATGCAATGCCCGGGCCAATTGAACTCGCCCGTAAAGAGCAGATTGATGGCCATCAGGTCTTTTTGGGCGATGGCAAAAAATGGCAGATACCGTTGGCGCGGGCGTTCCCGGCCGGGACGGCTCTGCCGCAGGCCCTGATTATGGGAAAAGATGGGGTATTAAAGGCCGAGTTGATACCGCGGTTTATAGAGTTTTCAAAAAAAGCGGAAAAATACTGGACAGATTTTTTGATAATAATAGGCGTTGCCGAAGGCAAGCCAGCGACAACTATGGAGCAGGCCTGGGAAATGGCGGTCGAGGCCCTGAATATCAATTACCACATCTCGACTGATGAGATAAATATAATGAAACTCCTGAATACGAATAATATCAGGGAGGTCTGTAAGGCGATTATCGATTTCGAGGCAGTCGAGGAGTTTATCAATAAATCTGTTAGTCAAAAAAAAACTGCTATAGCAGAAGAACAGTCTTCGAACTCTGGCTCAGCGGCAGGATAACCAGTTATACTCCGACGTTAGGAGAGATGTGGGTCGTAGGTCGTGGCCCGTGACTGGTAAATCGGGACCCGTGACTCGGGATGGCCGAGAATCGAGAATCGAGAAACGAGAATATGTTTCATTTGCAATTGACAAGCAATAATAAGATGCAGGAGTGCATGAAGCAACTGCCGGCTATAGCGACAGATGTGCTCGAAAAGGTCCTCTATAACTGGTTCTATAATACGGCGCCCGGGCACTTCAAACAGGGAGCGGCCGTTAAATATCAATACCAGGAGCGAACACCGGCATACCAAAAGAGAAAAAGAAAGAAAGGCCTGCCCGCATTAGTCTGGTCAGGCAGGACAAGGGAAAGGCTGCTCAGGCACGGCTTTTATAAGGTGACAAAAGAGAAGGGCAAAAAAACGGGGATAGCGACGGGTAAATTCATAGCAGGACCGGAAATAAGATATATCTATATCCAAAGGCGGGATACGAGAAAACGCAAAGGAACAATGAATATGGCCAAGGAACTGACGACACTGGCGAAGGATGAAATCAGGGCAATGGCACAATTGGCTCGAAAAGAGGTTGTAGCGAGAATGAATCAGACGGCGGGGACAACCACAGTTTTGCGGTAGCAAAACTGTGGGGAAATGATAAATGACAAATGATTATTGATTATTGTATCTTGGTTATTGGGATTTAACTGATGGCAAAAGAAGACCTCGGAATAAAGGCGACGTTCGATGGTGACCTGGCTATCCAGGGGATGGCACAGACTATAACCAAACTCGAGGGAATGGTCGCCAAGATGCGCGAGGTCAATCGAACGAGTAAATTCGCGGATTTCGGCAAGGATGTCTTAACCTTTGCCTCAGGTTTGGGGGTGGCTACAAGCGGAATAGGTCTTGCCCAAAAAGCGGTCGCATTATTAGGAAATGAATGGGATGGAATTATAAGAAAAGAAAAAGAGGCACTTGCAGCATCGAAGGAATATCAGTCAACATTTCTGGATATATTAGGAAGACAATTTGCACCAAGTCAAATAATACCGGCTCAGGCAGCCGCAAAAAGGATAAGCGGGAAAATGCCATATATAGGTCAAGAAGAGGCAGCAAGTTTAATGGCTGCTTACAGGGCTGCTCGAGATGAAAAGACAACCATTGAACAGGCGGAAACTGCGGCGATGTTGGCCGGTAAGGTAGCTTTACCAGCGGTAAGGCCTGAATGGATTCAGAATTTTGCAAAGATACAGGAACTTTTTCCGGAGACAAAGGAAATTGATGATATTGCCGATATTACAGTTGCATTCAGAGAGGAATTTGCCCAAAAAGCAGGTGATATATCAGAGGCAATGAGGGCGGCCAGGCAACTCGAGGCACAGGGTATCAGTCCTGAAACAACACTGGCTGTTACATGGGCCGGTCTTCAAACCGATGCAGGGACAAGAAATTTATCGAAAGTTGCAGATCTTGTTGCAAGGGCAAGGAAATCACTTAAAGAAGGGCCTAAAGGAAAAGAGGGTAGAAAGGAAAGAAGAGACTGGCTCAAAACCGATGAAGGTAAGATGTGGCAGGCTTTGCAGGAGGCGCCTGCAGGGGCGAATATCGGCGAATGGATAATCGAACGGCCTGAAAAATGGGAGGATATATTCGGGATTACAGAGACAAGATCAGTTCAACCAATCTGGCAGGAAGGAAGGATTGCGGCCGGAAGACAACGTTCATTAGATGCACAAAAACAAGATGCGGCTAAAAGAACGGCGGCCTTAAAAACACCATTATTCGAACAGCAAAAACTCGATGCTGAAAATGCTATTGCAGTAAAAAATGCATTAATAGGTCAAAATGAAGCGGCACAAAGAGCACGCGTTTACGGATGGACAGATGAAATATTAAAAACAATACCCCCAGGTTTTATGGGAGAGACCGAAAGAAAATTTATTATGGGGGCAATACAGATTGAGGGAAGGATTGGAGAAGATTATTCTGGAGTAGCTATAAATAGATTAAGAAAAGTAAATAAAACTTATTTGGAATCTAAAACAAGGCCAAGATATGTAACACCACGCGGAACCCCATTAGGTGCAGGTGGGGAACCATATCTTGTACCTGGTGGAGAACCAAATCCTTATTATAATCCTGAAGCCGGTGCAATGATTTCACAACTTATAGATAGAATTGAAAAAAATAGGAATCTTAATTCTCAATCGACAGCGGTCCCTGCAGGCAATTTGGATTGGTCTAAGGCAATTCTTAATAGTCTTATTAATATACATAACGAACTTATAAAGGTTAATACGGCGAGGCCGGCGATGAGAGAGAGTGAGTGAATCGATGCTCGATGCTCGATACTTGATACTCGTAAAAAAATAGGAAAAAAAGAACAGAAGTCGATGCTCGATACTTGATACTCGTAAAAAAATAGGAAAAAAAGAACAGAAGTCGATGCTTGATACTCGTTACTCGTAAAAAATGGAAAAAGATGAACAGATATATGTTTATAGATGGGGTAATTCACCCCGTGAGATAGACGGCAAAGGCTTTATCTCACGGGGTAAAGAAAACGCGGTCGGCAGATACAGAAAGCAGTTTAAGGGTAAGAAATGCAGACTTATAAAAAGAGCGACAATGAACTCATGCCTGATAGAATTTGTTGAAAGCAAGATAAGAATAATAACAAGTATGAATGCAATAAAGAAAGTATGACTCGATGCTCGATGCTCGATACTCGTAAATGATTAATGATAAATGATTATTGATTAATATATGTCATATATAGGCGCTGTAAATTTTGTGAAGATGGAAGGGCCGCAGGTGCCAAGCTTAGCGGCGGCTGTGGAGATTATAGATAGAGACGGCGTCGATTCGGTGGCGACCAGGATTGATGCATTGAAGGCCGAGGATATCACGAAATATACGACTGAGGCAGTCGCCAACCTTTCGACGGCCCAGTCGGCAGCAGATGACTACGCATCGCTGAAGGGATGGTTCGTAACCGTCTGCGATGATACAGGTCGGATAACATATTCTGTAAAGGTAATCGATGTCCGGGTCTTAGGAGTGCAGGCGATGGCCGTATCGAGCCCGGCTAACCTGAACTACCTTATAAACGCGGTCTGGATACTGAAACCGACGCTTTGACCCGTGACCCGTGGCTCGTGACCAGTGGCTCGTGGAAAACGGAAATCGAGAAACGAGTATCGAGAATCGAGAAACGAGATTATGGTTACAATAGAAAAAATAATCGTTACGGGACAATACTCGACACTAATCAAATACTCGAGCACTATCGAGAACGCCACTTTCTATATCTATTTGGATGGGCGCCTAATAGCGACCTCGTTACAGAAGGAGATCTCAATCGGCGTAAACCTCGATGAAAGTTATGTAGTCGAAATACTCGATGATATAAACGAAATACCAATGCAGGTATTTCCAGGCAAGGCCAGGCTGTTCTGGTTCTCATCCGAAGATACGGACTATTATAAGGTCGATGAGTATATAACAGATGCCTGGGTGACAAGGGCACAAATAAGGGATAACGGCGGCTATATGTCTCTCGAATCCAGATTTTTGGAGGACGGCATCAGCCACCAGTTCAGGATAATACCGGTCGGGACAAACGGAAACGAAGGTGCGGCGAAGGAATTTGCCGTCCTCTGCGTTCGACACCCGGATGTGCCGGCGGTTAGTTACGATTATGATTCGGAAAATCAAACGATAACAATCGAAGAGGATTGATGCTCGATACCAGAAGTTCGATACTCGTAAGGGACAAATAAAAAGTGGACGAAAAGACTAAGGCTGACAGCCTTGCAATATTACTGACAAACGAATCGGCTTTCCCGGCGGAAATAACAGATGATGAATCTTTGGGCGGCTATACATCTAATAAATATGCCGACAAAAAAGGATTTTATGTTAGTGGTAATCTTATCGGCGTCGAGATATTGAGGCTGGCAGGACCGGAAGGCATCGGCTCAATCGAGGCCGTCGATGAAAATAACCTGCGGTTCACAGCGCCGTCTGGCATACCAGGGGCGGCAGTAACAATAGCAAATAATGAGACAAAAATGCTCGAGGATGGAACCGAGCCGGCTTATTTCGCAGTTGTTAAAAGAAAAACTATCGAGGACCTGAAAGGCTCGCTAACGATAAATATCGTGGCTATCTATAATAACGTATTCGGTATGTCGAATATATCGGGGGCCGAGCAGCAGGCAGGAGAGAACAAGTTGCGCTGTATAGCGTTAAAGAATGTCCACGCCTCTCTATCAATTACAAATCTCAAGGTCTGGATTAAGACACTCGGGACCCAACGGGTAAGTGATATTGACCAGCTTGGTGCATCCGGGGCGGGGACAATCGAGACGGCCGGCTCTCTGGCAGATTGGCCCCTAACCGGCTTTTGCAGGATAGAGACGGCGGCCGGAAGCCTTCGAGAAATAGTTTATTATTCGAATCGAAATTCAGTAGTCATAACCGTCCCAGCGGCGGGCAGGGCATTATTGGGCACCTCGTCCGCCGCCGGTACGGCGACAGATAAGATATATCCCATACCCGGCGTAAAAATAGCAAGCGAAAGCCCGGACGGCAACGGCCTGTTCTCGATAGCTGATGACGAAAACGATATTGAAGCCGTTTCGGGCTTATCATGGACGACCGGTATAATAGCGGCAAATGGTCTTAATATCGGCTCAATGGCCTCAAATGCAAAAATGGGCTGTTGGATATGGCTTGTAGTGCCGGTTGGGCAGACAGCGGCAGCCACGCTTGAAAATAGCCTATCGTGGAGCTGGACTCTGGATACAATAGACTATACAGGTGAGGCCTCCGGCTTATACAGGGTTGCCGATGACACAATCACCGGCTACGAGCTGTATCGGGGCGTGGATGCCGAGCCTGACCTGTCTGCAAGCCCATGGGAGACCTTTACAACACTGCCACACGAATCGGCGGCGCTGGCTGTAAGTCATACCTATAAATTTGTTCTGCGATACCGCAATAAGTTCAATCTTTGCTCACAAAATATCGAAAGCTGGCAGGTAGAGATTGATGCCGAGGGCAATGAGGTTCAACCGGTGCCTGCAGCACCGCTGGATATAACAATAATACCGGCGGCGGCAGGGACGGCAATTGTCGAGGCCCGTTATTTTTATGAAGTTGATGCTGAATATTATGAGGCTACAGACTGGCTGATTTATTTTACAGACGATGACTCTGACCCGGACCCGGATAATGATACCCCTGTTGTTGTTGCAATGACCAAGAGCAACGGCATTGCCAGGTTGAACTGGCAATCACCGGCGGCGGATAATGAGGATATATTAAAGGTGATTGTCAGGACGAGAAGAACGGTCGATGAGATTGATTTCGACAGCACAAATACGGCAATTTATTCGACAATTGCCGAGACTGAAGGACCGGAGAAGGTGGAGGGAAAGGCGTTGTTTGCCACGTGACCCGTGACTCGTGACTCGGGACTTGAAAAGATTGGAAATTTGATTGATGGCAATAATGCAACTGCAAAATCTGGAATCGGGGACGCTGAGAACCCTCTGTTACTATAAATGGGTTTGGTCGGCGGTGTGGATACCGTTGCCATACCTCGAGCCGATTAGCGCAATCAAATCGGCGGCGCCATCCTTAGGCCAGGCGACCTTCAGGATGCGTTACGGCAGCGGGTTCTGGGAGGATGGCGCCTCTATGATAAACGGTGACTTTATGTCGTCCTTCACTTTCGTATATATCCAGATTCGAGGATTCATCGGCCAATTTGAAAAAATACTATGGACAGGCGTTATACAGACAGAAGAATTCAAGCTGTTAGGAAGGTCAGGGCTTACTTATACAGCTGACCAGACGATAAAGGGTTTCAGTCTGGACTGGCTGATGGATTCGAGGCTCGAAGGCGCTTACGCCGAGCCTGTAATAAGTCAAACGCCGGTCTGGATAAATCACCTGCCGGTCTTCAATAAAAAACATGAAATCGGCGGCACAATTATAGGCAATAAATCGGACTGGAACGCAACACTCGGCTGCTACGTATTCGGGCACAATGGAGGAGTATGGTCAAATTACGATATAATTCAATACCTGCTTCTGAACTACCAGTTTAATAACGGCCCGTTCTTTAATTTCTGGGCAAACGCTGATATATTAACTGCCCTGACAAATCAAAAAGAGGTCTGGGATTTCAGTAATCTTACACTCCGGGCGGCGCTGAATAAACTCATAGATAGAAATCGCGGGCTGACATGGCGATATGTAATCGATTATTACGGGATTGTGACTATAATTCCTTATTCACTACTCGATATACCGATAACAATCGGCGGTGTGACAATACCGGCAAACGACTGCCAGATATCTGTAAATCTCTGGGATAACCAGAAGACCCAAATCGAGATCGAGCAGGATACCAGTCAGCAATATGACCAGATAATCGTATATGGTGAAAAAATGAAGACCTGCTTTACGGTCGATTTTGCGACTAATACACTCTTCGAGGGATGGAGCCTCGCAGAAGAAGATGCATATTTGGATGCGGCAAAAAATATAGATGGTTATGACGAGCTCGATGACGATGAAAAGGCCCGGTTAAACGACAACTACAGGGCGACGGATAAATTCGATAAGGTTTTCGCGGCATTCCGATTACCGTATTCATTCGACTGGACAATAGAAGGTCATAGTTGTGTACCGTTACTGGATGGTGCAGGTGTAGAGATACCGGGCGGGGCTGATTATTTAGTGGCGCCATATTATAATGCAGATAAAAGGATAAGGCATGAACTGCCTTTCCTTGTCGGCTATGACTATTCGAGTTTATACCCTGTGAATAATAACCCTGCAAATAGCGAGCCGGAATATAGAAAGATGTTCGTTGTAGCGCTCGATAACGACGGCAGGTACCAGTTTGCCGAGGATATGCACGTTACGGATCAGGATGGCGAGGCACAACAGTTCGGGGCATCGGTCCGGCCGATGGCGAGAGAATTAGGCTTTATCTGCCATTTCACACCGGCCTATATGGCGGCTAACGGCTATTTCGCAGGGGCGGAGCCGGCTGAGCATAATCTCGATGGCGAGGTTACGGATATAGGTATCGATTACGAAAACCTGATGGCAACAATATTTGTCGAAACTGACCAGGTTGTAAAGATGATTTATAACCTGAATAATTATGAAAATAAAAGGATAAAATCTATCTACTGTCCCGATGCGGAACTGTGGTATATTGCATGGGGGACGATTGTCGATATTGATGCAGATGGAGTGCCGGTATTTTATGAGGGAGAGCCATTTATCCGCGATGACCGGGTGCGGATTCGAAATGTGCTGGCCGCCGCCGTCGCCTGGTATGGCAGGCAGAGAAACCGCCTTAATATAACAATTCGAGAGATAGATGCCGGTATAGAGCTCGGAACTCTAATCAATAACTTGGGTGTGACAGGCCAGGGGGCGGCAGGCTCGGCTGTAACGAGTATAAGCTATAACTTTTGCAAGCCTGTCGCTACGATAGTGAGAACAGATTTTGCGGAACTGAATATCGAAAACCTGCTGACAGGTAAATAAAATCTCGATACCAGATACTCGATGCTTGATGCTCGATTGATGATGAAAGAATTATGGGCGTTGAAGAAAAAAGATTGATTGCTCAGCAGCAAAAAGAGATAAATGCCTTAAAGGGTGTTATACATCATTTCCCGCTGCGATTAGGCATTCCCTTAATAAAAAAGGGCGGCGGCGGAACAACGAACGATGTTAATATCAAAGTTTATAAGATAAAATCAAATGCAATCGGCGACGAGATTTATAATGGTATCGAGGTAATTCCTGACAATTCAGAGTGGGCAGATGTCGGCGGGGCGGTAAAACTTGTTGATACTTCTGACGAAGGAACGGATGGTTATGTCGAGTCGGTAGGTTCAAATCCGAAAAAAATATTTACCGCTGAACTTACAGAACCATCGGGTGATTATAACGGCTTTACTCTGACGTGGGACGAAGGGGCTGCAAATACAGGAACGGCAATAATTGCGACTTATGTAGAAGGCACGGGGGTTATTACTCTTACCGCCGATTGCACAAATGATATCGTAGAATATGACACCTTTATCTTAACCTCACCGACAGTGGAGATTCTCAATCTTGCAGAGGCAGAGCCTGCAGCAGGTCAGCATAATCTGGCTGTCGGTGATTATCTGGCCGCCTGGCCGGAAGATGATGATGGTAGTGTAAGCAGATTAGTCGGCTTACCTTGTGCAGGTGGAAACGGTAGCGAAGTAAGAAGGGCAAAAACGCAAGAGATAGCTGGAGCACATACCTATATATCCTGCAAGCTTTTGGATTCAACTGGAAATGTCACCGGCAGTGCCTTTAATGTTTATTGTCATATATCCGGGGGTGGCAATCTTGACCATTGTGTCAGAAGACTTGTAAGCGGAGATATTCTTTCTGTTTTTAAGGATTTGAATAATATTTGGTATGCGACTGAAGGATTCCAGCATTGGGAACCATGTTAAATGACAATACACGGAACATTTGAACCTAATGGGGCGGTATTCTGTGATTTGCCTGGCTGTATAGATTACTGTGCCGAGCCTATTTTTACAGGAGAACACGCAGGTCAGATTGCAATCACTATAACGAACGCAAATTACAATGAAGATTGCAACGATACCTTTTACGGTTGTTTGGACTTTTCCACTCATAAATTTCAAGTGGAAATTCCCGATGACTGCTGCCTTTCTATTTGCGAATCATGTTCGGATGTTTATAGTTCGGTAAATGCAATATTTTCTGGGGTAAGTCAATGTGGTTGTATTCTCCAAGAAAACGAATTTGCAACATGGTCAGCGAAATTACTGCAGAACTTTGAACCGATAATAAATGCTTCGCATATATTAGACTGGAAAGGAATTGAAAACGGATATTGCCTATGGGAAAAAAAGGTAGAGACTAACGATTATACTTTCAGATATTATTATCCCGCCAGGAATTGTTCTGGAAGTTATATCGATTACATTTCCAGTTATTGGATTATTAAAATACAAATAGAACCTGTTATGGGACATGCACATTTATGGGTTAGTTTCTGGATAAATTTTATAGGGTCTCTCGGTAGTGGTTCATCATTTCCTGTATGGGTTTTTGGAACTGGTGGTAAAGATGTAGGTTCAATTCCTGCCACCTGTTTTGCGACTGGTAATTATCCTATGAATAATTTATTGACTAATTGTTTTATTGATTCAGCATCTTTTCACATGATGCGAAGTGGACATGTTAATTTATATGCTCTGTAATAAACTTCAAAAACCTGATTTTACAAAAGAGCAGATTGCAGAGTGCCAGTCCTGCAGATGGATAAGCGGTAAGAAAAGATGGTGCTGCCATTTTGGAGTTTGGATTATCGAGGCAGGCACAATAATTCAGCCCTCAAAAAAGATTATTCGACCCCAGCCAAAACTGCCACCGATGCGGACAATGGCTAAAAACTTTGCTGGGGTAGCCATCAAATATGCAAGAAGCGGTTTCAAAAACAGGACACCGGCGGAACAGCAGCGATGCAAGGATATTTGCCATACCAGAAAAAATGGAAAGCCTTGTGAGTTTTTTATTGCCGATTCGAGATTAGGAGAACGCTGTTCTCAATGCGGCTGCTGTATAAACCTTGCAACCCTGTGGGCAAGCAAGGATTGCCCAAAAAATTATTGGCCCAAATGATTAGTGATAAATGATTATTGATTAATAAATCATAAATTATTTGCATCAGTAGTGAGGGTTTTGCCGGTAAACAACTGATTCACCCCCGCAGTTTGCCCCAAAGGGGCAGCGGGGGGCATTTGTGGCATAAAGGGAAAAGGGATTTACCAGTTTCTACCGATAGCTATGTAAACATAAATATTGGGGTCTATATTCTCTTTTTTACATTTTTGGATGTATTCTTTTTTAGCTTTTATTCCTGAATCAATCCTATGAAGTTCGAATTTCCAGTTATCATTTTCATCCCAAAATTCATTAAAATTTCTCTTATACCTGAAACCCGGTATGATTGGGTTGAAATCAGATATATATCTAAAAGATAATAGAATTTTGGCATCCCTTAATAAGATAATACCATCATTTTCAAAGATAAAATTATTTTGTATTTTGTTATAATCCAAATCTGAGGGGAAAAATCCTGAAGAATCTGCGAGCCATTGGGCAGATAAGGCAGTAAGTTTATTATTATCATCATAATATATTTTTAAGAAATAATTAATATCAGTTGCATCAGGGAAAAAAGTGTATGCTAATAAAAAACGACCTCTTAATATTTCATTTTTAGGGCCGGATACATCGGGATAGAGTTCATTTTTAATCAGTTGTTCCTTGATTGATTGATAATTATATTTACTATCCTCATTTATTGGAATCTCTTTTGTGGTATTATCTTCTACAAATAACGAATTTGATTTATTTTCTATATTATTTTCAATATTATTGTAAGATTTCTTTTGAATAAGAGGCATAATCAAAGAAATATAAACATAAAAACATAATGCCAAAGCACTTATAACACCGATTGTGCCTAAAAATGAGACCTTGAAAGGATTGGGAATGCCAAGCCATAACTTAGTCAGGAAATGAATTTTGGGTTTATCCTGTGTTATCTTATCCAGAGGGACAACTGTTTTCTTGGTATCAAAATCAATGGCGATAATCACTTCCCTGCAATATGCACAACGTATCTTTTTCCCCTCGTGAGTTTCAGGGATGATTAAATTCTTATGGCAATTTGGACATTGAACTTTCATATTTATTTTCCCAGTCTGGAAAATATTATAGATGATAAATTATTAAATTGCAATAAAAAAACAGAAGATTATTAGGCTTTTTTGGCCTTTTTTTCAGTCTCTACGCCGGCGATTTTTTCCAATTCAGACCAGGCCTCCCTGTCCGATGGTTCGATTCGGATTGTCATTGCCGGCACATCCTGCTTTGCCTTTGTCTTTTCAACGATATTTTTTATGGCTTCCCTGAGATTATGAGGTTTAATTTCTATAACTGATTTATTTTCATCATGGGCGTTATCAATCAATTGTTTTTGCTCATCAGAAGAAAGTTTGTTAAAGAGCAATAAGCCTGCGGAAAGTATGTTTTTGAGTCCAAAAATTGGAGCCAAATCATCTTTAATTGTTTGGGCTTTACAAGTCAAATTAACAGTTGTTTGTTGTTTTTTCATAATAAAATTTAACTTTTAACAAAAATTTTATTTTTTGCAAGTCTTTATGTAATAATATGTTATGAATATATAAGCTATACATTTGTATTATGACTATATTTTTATATTGACAGAGCAATAGCAATGCCGATATTTATAAAACAAAGGCCAAACATCCGTGGTTAAAAAAAAAGTAGCATCCTCGCAGGCCTTAAATCATAAGAAAAAACTGGGCAAAAGTCAATGAAAAAATCATCAATCAGCTTTCAGGCAGGGCAGGGCAATCAAAAAAACAGGTATTTAACCCCCGACAGGGGATAGATTTTTCGCTCTTTAAAAAGTTAATAGAGGCTTTGCGATTGTTTCAAATCGGCCGGTGACTATAATACGGACGGCTTGCGGCTGTCCGTATAAAATGAAAGGAGGCATTATGGAAACCCGGTCAGTTGCATTAACTTTTAAGATGTATCTTTCGCGGACTAAACTGGCGGATAACTCGGTTGAGATAAAGAGCAGGGCGGTTCGATATTTTATCGAGGCATTCGGCGATATTGATGTCGAAGATGTCGATTACGGGATAGCAGAGGATTATGTGAATATCCTCACTAAAGGGCGGTCAGCCGGCAGCGTGAATACATACCTGCAGAATATCAAGCCGTTCTTCGAATGGCTGGTAAAAAGAGGTTTCATAAAAGTCAATCCATTCGGTCTGATAAAAAAATTACAGACGATGGAACTGAAAAGGGACCTCTATACTGCCGATGAGATTGAACGGATGCTGTTAATATCAGACAAGCGCTGGCAGGTGATAATCATGCTTGCCTTATGCTCGTTGCGGCGTAGCGAGATATTAAACCTGTGTGTTAAAGACTTGAGATTCGATAAGTCGTACATCACAATAACGCCAAAGGCAGATACGAATCTGACGTGGCTATGGGACCTGAAAAATCACCAGCAGGCAATAGCGCCTATGCCTGAAATTTTTCGATTTCCGAATATCGAGTTAAACCTGCACCAGGGCTTAATCGACCTGCTCGACGAGGTAGGCAGTATTCAACCGTATATAGTTTTACCGCCAAAACATTATTTGAGATTGATGGTCAAAAAGAAATCTGGGACTCTAACATATCAAGACCGTCTGCTGCCCTGGTCGAATTTTAACAGGGATTTTCATCATGTTTTGAGACAGGCGAAAGTTGAAAGCCGTGAATTCCGAAACTTTCGGGCAGGTTTCGCAACGAACATAATCAACTCAGGTATGAACCCGAAGGAGACGCAGCGGCTGATGAGGCACAGTTCGATTGAAACAACGATGCGATATTATGTCAGGGTTGAAGAGCAGAATCTTATCCAAAAATCGCTGAATGTTGTTTCAAAATATTATATGTCAACAGTCCCATAATATATGTTATGTTTCATTGGGGTAATTCAGAAATTTATAACATTTTTAAGGCTTGTTTGGCGGTATCCTCGAGGTTTTCCCACATAAAGCTTGCCCTGTCGAGAAGGCCGAGATTTTGCAGGACAATGGAAATATTCTGACAGGCGTTCGAATCAGCAAAATTATCAATCAGATGATTTT